GCCTGCTGGTAATACTCGGAGGACTTGATAGCTCTTTCATCCAAGCCCCCCTTAAAAAGGCTGGCCACCTTGTCTTCATCTTGAACGTTGTTTATTAAAATCCATTTTTCAGCAAACGGGTAGTCACACTTCTGCCACTTTCTTGAAAAGCCCCCGTTGGCCATTGGGCCGAAGTCGTTATGGTATGTTTTGGTTGTAAACAAGACTCTGGGTTCTACCATTTTTGAAAGTTATGCCTATGCCTTCTATAGTAAAGCAGCGGCTCCGCTACGACACTAAAACTCGATCCATTTTCGATCATTTTGCTAAACATCACACTGTCCTCTTCAGACTTTGCTCTACCACTGGGTTTATATCCTCCAGCCGCCCGTGCCTTTTCCACATCGTGGAGGCTACAGCCGTGGGGGCCGGGCAACTCCCAGCGAAAGTACCCACAGTCGTTGTAGACACACGCACCTCGTGTATCATGAGCCTCTTCCCCCGTAATGTAGAGCCAAGAAGAAACAATATCCGTCCCCGACTTTTCCATTTTTTCTAGGGCATCGGGACGCAACCAGTTGTCCGCCCCCAGCATCACCATCTTGTCCGTCTTAATCACGTTAAAGAGAATATCGTTTTTGTTACCCACAATGCCTAAGTTTACAGGACGCTCAATTAACTCGACTTCCGGATACTTTTCCTTAACAAAGTGGCAGTCATAGGCCCCGTCGTCTACAACCACCAATGCGTCTGGTTTTCTGGTTTGACTTAGCACGCTGTCAATAGCCTGAGCAATTAAATGACCGTATTTGTAGCTAATAACAGCCACGGAGATCATAAGTTTCCATCGTAGCCTAAAGCTACAGCTCCACAAAACACACCACTACCAAACCTACTTTTAAAAAACTCCCTATTGTCCTCTCGTACATTAGGATTCACGCAACAAACTTTAAGCCCATAGGCCTCAGCCATTAGGTAAAGGTGGTAGATCATAACGCCAGCGTCGAGATAGGGCATATAATGTAGGTTTTCCCTGTACGCTTCTGGGTCTCCAAATAAAAGGACAATAACTCCCGCTCTGTGCAACCAACCCACACCGCCCACTAAAAGCCCCGCTAGTAGCTCCTTATCGTCACGATTGTAATAAAGTCTTGTGTAGACTCCGTGTCGATCACAAGAGGACGGACACATCGAAAGCGAGTCTATAATCTCCTCAAGCAGTTTCACGTCAATAACCTCGTCCGAAAAGACACGCGTTGAGTGTCGCGACTTAATAAGCTTGGTTAGAGTCTCCTTTTTCTTTAGCTGGTGAGCTAAATATCTTTCTTGATAACTCATAATTTCCTAAAAACACGGTTGTGGGCGACTCTGGAGATCTCGGCTACGCCTTTGTTCATTAGATATTCGTTTACAGCATTGGTAACACTCTCAAAACCTAAGTACCCTGTTGTGTTGCTCCCGTCCATATTGTAGAGCGAGTCGTCCGTAACAATAAAACCATGTTTTTTAACTAAAGGGGCGTAGTTTTGGATATCAGCCACAACATTTTCATAGTTGTGACCGCCGTCAATGTATAAAACGTCAAGTTCGCCTAAGTTCCTCGCCTTGTCAATACAGGTTTGGTCTTGGGAAAGTCCTACGAATAGTTCCGGATTAGATAAGTCAAACCTCCAATGTATTTTCTCAATTGCTTCACGGTAATTTATATCCTTATAGGCAGAATGTATATCCGGCTCTGGGGAAAGAGGCGTAATACCATAAACCCTAAAGTTTCGTCCTAGCTTCCTCCCGATTAATGCCCATAGAGATAGTACTTGCCCCATATAACAGCCTATCTCTAATAGCTTAGCATCTACAGGAAGCTCCGAACATATCTGGTACCACATCCAGTGTAGAGGCCTATCTCCGCAACCCCACTCATATTTTTCCACAAAATCACGGTGATCCCTTAAAAAGGGAGTGGAATTGACGTTTAAATTATATAAATCAGGATTCTTGACCAACATAAATAGCTCTAGCAAAACTTTCAGGATGTACGGGGTGGAGGTTCTGACTCTCCGGTGTCCATTTACACCACACCTCCTCGTACCAGTTAGGTACTATTTCATTGGCGTGTTCAAAGGTTGCGATCTTACGCCTCATTCCCAAGTCATCCCGTACATAGGAGTAGTGGTGCATAACAATATCCTCCGGTAGAAAGTCCCATTCGGAAGAGACGCACCGCTTGTCATAAAATTGGACAGTCGGTTTAACCGCCACGATTAGTCCACCAGATTCCGGCGGATCGATCCGATATTCTTTTGTCTTCCAGTAAGTCGCTATCTTACCGATACCGTAGGCTGGGAGGTTCGCTGTCTCGAGAAAAGTAAGAAGGCTATCCACACTCCCTTTCTCATATTCCTCGTCAGCGTCGACGATCAAAACCCAGTCATTCTCTCTCAGTTCCTTCAGGCCGTAGTTCCTTTGCTCGGCCTCGGTTGACCAGTCCGAAACGATAACTTCCGCTCCCGTCCTCTCGGCTAATTCCACCGTCTCGTCCATCGGTTCTCTTTCCCCGTGCCACGGTGTATCCGAAACCAAAACAAGGTGCTGGAAGCCTCGCCCCTTAAACTGATTCACACAGTATGCTATAAAATACTCTTCTCTGTAGGCTACAGTTAGGATACCTATCTTCATTCCCCAAACACCTCCAACCATTTTTTAGCTACCTCTTCCCAACTTTCTTTACGAGCTAGGGTTTGGATAGCTTCTCGATAATCTTTCTGGGGTCCGTTTCTAAGCGCGCCTACGACAGTTCGAGCGATCGCCTCTTGTATCCTTTTATCTCTGGGGTTTCCTTCTACCCTGTTGCAATACCCCCGTTCACTTAAAGCGGCGAAGTTGGATGTTATGGGAATACAGCCGACCGCAGCACTCTCTCTCACGCTAATACAGTCAATTTCGTCGAAATCCGTGGCGTAATAGTGGATACTCGACTCAGCTTTCTTTAGTAATAGCTCTTTCTGAGATATCCTCCCATGTTCATAAACTCCGTCTTGTTTAATTAGTTCCATCATCTTAGCCTTCCAGGCCATGCGCTCTCTGTTTGGAGCGATACCAGAAGGGGCAAAGAAATTGTCAAAGGTGTTCCAACCATAGTAAATGTGTAGCTCCGCTTGGGGTATTTGTTCCTTGATAAGTGGCCAGCCCCACTTGAGCATGAGTTCCAACCCTCGATCATAAGAAGAACAGTAGATGATTTTATAAGGGTCGCGCTTAACTTTGTTTAAGTTCGGCAGGAAATCCTTGACGTAGCCGTTGGTAATAACCTCCAGTTTTTCTCGGGGAATATGGGGAGCAATCGAAGCCTGAAATTTGCTCTTAACAAAAATCTTGTCAATGTTTGCAATTACAGTCGGACTGTAATCCTGCGGCTGGATAACGTCGTGTAAGTCAATGGCGGCAACGCGCGCCTTAATCTTCTCCTTGAAAAGCGATGGTGCTCGCCAACCAATAAAAACGTCAAAATTGTCCCTAGGATTAAACCGCCAATACATCTTCCAGTCAACCCCGTATTTGTCTCTATGCTCTTCGAAGGGTAGTCCAAAGACAGTCACTTTCCAACCTCGCTTGGCCCAGAAGCGAGATAATGCAATTACTGCCGTCTCACTCCCACCGATACCTTTTTCGAGGCTCGTCTCATCCCAAGACTCAACAGAACGGCCACAGTAGTAAGCAATAGACTTCTTCGGCCACGTTTCCGGTACAATGTAAGCCTGTTTCAGGTTCTCAATATAAGCATTGTCTGCAATAGTCGATGGGAGGTTTAAGAGTAACGCCCTTATTTTATGAGCTTCGTCCAAGCTTCGGCACTCTTCCGCTATCTCTTTGATGTTCTTGCTCATTTCTGTCCAACGCATCACGTTATAAACAGAAACTCGCCTTTGCTCAAAGAACTTGTCATCAGGAAATATCTTACAAAGCTCGCTCGCGATCGAAAACGCCTCCTTTAACTTCCTCTTTTGCATACAAGCATCGTAAAGAACTGACCAGCCGCGCACGAGATCATCACGGGGAGAAAGGATCATCGCCGTCTTTGGTTGGGGCATCTTAAGACCTCTAGACGTCCAAAAGATACATTTATCCCAGTCCTTAATCTTGGCGTAGGTCACACCAAGGTTAATGTACCAAGTCGGAAATTCTGGCTTTTCGTCCATCGCCATATGAAAGCAAGACCTGGCATCATCAAGCTTAGACAAAGCCGTGTACATCAGTCCTAAATAGTTGTAGGCCATCGCCCTTTCTTCGTCCCAACCCGATGGGTTCTTTCCCGCGAGATACTGCCAAAACATTTCCTCGGCCTTCTGGTAATTATTTAGGTCGAAATAAGATCTTGCTAAATAGTACACTGTCTTCGGGTCGTGTTCGTTGCCTTCTTCTTGGTATGTCTTTTCCAGTATCTCTAAGTTACGTTTAAAGCCGTCCTCTATGTTCTCCTTTGTCGGATAGTGGTTGACCACAATCTCTCGTATAAATTCTTGACTAATTTGACTATTAAGGGGAATAGGCACCTCGTGGAGGGCGGCCTTCCACACAAATAAGCTTTTTCTTAAAATTCTTTCCTTGGGATGGACAACTAAGGCTTCGCCTGTTTTCTCGTCAATGGTGTAGTTGTAATTTATGAAATAGCGGTCTTTATCTAGTTCTATGTATCTGCGGATGTGCTCCCCGCCCACAATCACGTCGTCCGTGTCGCACCAAAAGATGTACTCGTACTTGTCCGGAACCTGCGCCAAGGCAAAGTTTCTAGCGGCGGCGAAGTCCTTAATCCACTCGAAAAACGAAACCTCGGCCCCAAATGATCGAGCGATCTTAACAGCCCGTCCATTTACATCCCAAGTGGCTGTGCAATAGATAGCATCAACGTAGGGAGCAATCGAAGAAAGCATCTTAACAATCTGACTTGGTTCCTCCGTGCCTTTCATTATAAAATTAAGGGCAATCTTCTTCATACTTTTTCCGCGACCCGAAACATAGGAAACTGCTTGGCAAAGTCCCGCCAAAACTCTTTCTTGTCTTTAATTTTCGATCCCCAAAGAATGTCAATCCCCGTGACGATCTCATCTGGCACCTCCAAAAGATAGCGATGACTTAAGTTTTGGCTAGAGGCTGTGTCTGTGTCTCTTGTCCTTGAAACATCATCCTTGGCCCGCATAAACTCCCTCGCTTTATCTGGGTTCCTCTTTAGCCAGATCGTTATTAATAGTTCGACCGTCGGCCAAAGACCCCTCTTGTTCATCTTCTCTATCAACGCATCAACTGCTCCCACCGCCCAAACGGGTCTTACTTTCGTACGTCCCGAAATGAACTTAGAGACAGGATCAATTACTAGAGTATCGCCAAAGGTCTCCGTCATATTTTCATAAGCGCCGTCCACCGGTCGGGGTGGAAAGCGCATAGGAAAAGAGCGCCGACCCGCTCTAATCCTCGACTTTCAGCGAGAATCTCTAAGTCAAGTTGTAGTTTTCTCGCAAAGACATTGCTCTTGCCCCGAATGTCTCAGCAGTTAGTTCTGCCTCGATCATACCCTTGCGGGATGACCCAGTCTTCCCTAACTCGATGTGATGCGGGCGGATAAGATAGGCAAGACCAAGGTTTTCCTTACGAACACAGAGCACCGCGTCCGTGACCATGTCTTTGTGGGCGCGGATCTCGTGGACGCCAAAGTCTCCTTCGTAGACAGAGATCGAATTAACCAACCTCTTATCTTCGGCTGGAATGTTCTTGGTGTTTCCAGCGGTAAACTTGGAAATGTCCTGCTTTCTCTTACCTGTCGTCAGAACGAGATCAAAAACGAACTCGTCTGTAACGTTCCAAGAGGCCACCTCGATGGCGTTAAACTCGGTTTCGGAAAGGGACGTACCCGAAGCGCGGACCGTGGCCAAACCATTACCTTTAACAGTAACAAAGACACCCTCCATTTCACGAGCAACTCCAGAAGCCCCAGAGGCCTTAGTTCCTCTCAAAACGGCGTACTCCATGTTGTTCTTGATCCTTCTCATGGCGTAGTTCATTTCGCGAGCGTAGGCATCCTTGGGATTGACTTTATTAACAGCGATCTCCGTGGAGGTCACCGCAAAAGTCTCTTGGAATAGCTGGGTTATGTTATTCTTTCGGGTCGCTTTAGTTAAATCCGAAAAAGAGGCATCATTGCCTTCAATGGTCTTCGCTCCGTTGCTTGTCGGTCTGGCGGTATTGTAATCTCCCCATTCGTGAAGAGTCTGCGACGCACTACCGGACTTCAACGTAGTCATTAGGTAGTTAGCGTCTGGGGAAACATCGGCAATATAGTCGAGTAGATCTTCCCGTCTTAAGACGTCGTCGTATGTGGCGTATGCACCAGATAATTGACCCATAAATCATTATTCACCCCCTTAACAAAGTTAAACTATTTAGACAAGTTCACTCTGCAAGGACGGTGTTCTTAAGAACCTCGGCCATAGCTTCCGCGTCTCCGCGTCTCGCTCTAGCCCTCAGCTCATCAAGATTTATAGTTCGACTCTTTGGTTCAGCACTGCCTCTTGCTTCGAGTGATGCTTGTTCCACTTTCTGCAAATTTTCAACTGCTTGTGAGGCTATTTCTTCCCTCCTAAACTGAGAAAAACCGTCAAACTCAACCCTAGCCGCCTTGGTCAACTTCGCGATCGTTTTGGGATCGTTAATATCGGCGCCCTGTGCCCCTTCCAAAACTATCTGAGAAGTTAGGTATTTTTCGAAGGCTTTAACTTCTGGCTTTTTGTTATCTGGATGCTCGGGGTTCAACTCCGGAGCGATCCGATACATAGCCTCATCCGCCAGCTGCTTCTTAAGATCGGCAGTTTCCTGTTGCGACCTGTAAGCAACTTTCTCGGCCTGAGTCATCCGTGAGGTTATTGTCTCGATATCGGTTTCTGGGGTTATTGGCTGTAGATCCTGCTGGGTGTTTATCCCCCTTAGCCTATCCATAACCGATTGCTCCTGAGATACTTCCTCACTATCTTTTTCGAGCTCCACCAAGCGTGCCTTTAGCGTTGCGTTCTCCCTCTCCTTAGCAGAAAGGGACTTACGCATGGATATAAAGGCTTCTCTTTGCTTGGCTGGTTCCTTCGGAAGTTCAGCCTCGGTTTCAGCTTCTGCTGGGATTTGCGCCGCCTCTGGCGCTTGTGGAGTGGGGGTTTCTCCGGTGGGGGTTGCGTCCTCCACACTTACACCCTTAGTTGGTTCATCCATAAATATCTCCGTTATAGTACGGGCAAACTTTGGCAACTAAAAAGAGCGACCAACTCAAATTCACTTAAATGAACTTTATGTTGGCCGCCCTAGGTTTTTCCTACGAGTGGCTTGTGGATTTATTATAAATCCTTCGTTTACATCTGTCAAATACTATGTCACCTTTTAGGTAACTCACCAACTGTGTATTGCAGTATAGTACTGAACGTTCCGTCATCCCTACTTATATAAGAAGGTGAGACGACGATCCGAAACCCATATTCATCACACAATTTTTGGTAAGCATCCGCAAACTCTTGTGTCGTATGCTTAACTTCCTTTTTTTCTGGCTCAACTTTCGTTGTTTCCATATTTATTTAATCTAATTATTAACAATCGGTTGCGTCTGCAAAGTCTCCATGGATTTCAATATCAGTCAGCGTCCCGTCTTCCTGTTTTTCCGGTTTCGTGGTTTTTACAGCCTTTATTGCTTCGTAGGCCACCTGTCTTATGGGTCTCACATCGTTTTCATTAAAAGGAAACTCATCACCATTAAAATCAAAAGCTTTTTGGTCAATAGGGTCTTTTTCAGACCTACGCAGTTCTTCGGTTGGAAAACCAGCTAAATCAATATGAGCCTGTCTAAAAAGATAGTTTATGTTTAACTGAACAATTTTCCAGTAGGTGGCGTCAATTCCTTTTCCGTTTGGAAGTGATTTTAGCAATGCCATAAATTTATTTTATCCTACTAGTCCTAAACTTTGCAAATCATCGATAAGACTATTAACTAATTGCTTTACGTCTGCCACGTCTGTCCGTAACGCATTAAATTGTGTTCTTATATTGTCCCTTTCGGCTGCGTCTAAAAAACCAACAGTTCCGCCAGTAAACGCTCCAATATCCGCAGACGTAAAGTTGGCGTGAGTTTTATCTGCGGTAGAATAAGTTTGAGTATAGGCAGACGGCTTGACAATAGGAGTAGCCCCATAAAAACTCGTTTTACCGCTTGCATTATTCATAACTGCAATCGAATCATTCGAAGCATCTACAAACAGGGAGTCGTAGTTGTCACTTTCAACCCTAAAATCAAGATTTGGCGACCCTAGCTCGTTTAGCACATTCTCATAAACATTAGACGCGTGGGCTACGTGAAATTTATTGTGAACCGCATTAGTTGAGTCTTGAATTTCAAGGATATAAGAAGTTTGAGAAGCTATCCCCCTGACAACAAGCGGGGTTCCATCTGTGGCCTGCGATCTAATTAAAAGACCCGCACCTGTTCCTGAAAATAATCCATAGATCAGCGGGGTAGTCGAGCTGGAGTTGTGGATATAAAGTCTGCTTGCTCCTGTTTCATAGTATCCAGCCTGATAACCGATACAAATACTGCTATTTCCTATTTGATACCCCGCCTCCCTTCCAAGAAGAACGCAAGTTGATTTGGCAACAGTCTGTCCAGCGCCATAACCGACAGCGACATTACTGGAGCCTGTGCCAACCGCTTGAAGAGCAAAGGCACCGATACCCGTGTTCACCGTCCCTGTGGTAGCGTTCTGCATTGACCATGTACCAACCGCCGTATTGTAACCATTCGCCGTAGCAATAGTGTGATTCATTGTGTAAAGAGCCTGATAACCAATCGCCACATTTAGTCCAGAGTATTGATTGGTAAACATCGCGCCAGATCCTATTGCAACATTCCCTCCACCAATAAGCTGATTTCTCATTGCTTGATTACCAATTACGACGCAATCACTAAATCCATACCCGAAAATTGCCGCTCCATAGCCAATGGCCGTATTAGACGACCCGTGAGTCAAACGCCTCATACATTGAGTCCCAACCGATATATTTCTGTCGCCCGTAGTAGTGTTTTCCAATGAGTTCGTTCCAAAAGCTAAGTTGTCGGTTCCCTGAGTCCCGTCAATTGATGGAACCAAATAGCTTAAATCATTTTGGCCAAATCCAGCATTGCCTTGATTACCCCCATCGCGAAACTCCATTGTCAGCGATCCAGAGCTGTTGTAATATCTCTGGTTTGGGTTTGAGACAGCCGTAACCCTATACAGCCTGATGTTGTCAAAAGTCGTATCTCCCATCGTGGTTGGCGGCGTTATCGAAAGAGCTACTGTACCTGTCGTATTTGCGCTCATCGTGATTGACCTGTTAGTGGCGTTGGTAGGGTTCACGTAGTAAGTCTGCGATCCCAATGTGATAGTTAAATTCCCGTATCCAGAGACTCGATTGTAGTCGAAGTAAAGTACATACCACGAGCCATTAGATACCGATACATTTTGGGAAAGTGCCGTACCGCTTCCACTAGCACAAACGGCGGCATAAGAAACTACCGACCACCCCGCACCGGCAGACCAGCCCGTAAAATCGCCCGTTCCAAAGTCTCCGTTAGTAAGAAGCGTTGCGCTTAAGGTGGCGAATGACGCAGTGCTTTTAACGTCAAGAGGCGTTGTTGTTCCCGGGGTCATGTTTATACCAAGCATTCCGTTGCTTGAAACCGAAGTAAGGGCTGTCCCAGACGAATTCTGCCATTCTTGAAGGTTGGCAGTTTGAGTAGCGTTTGCCTTAACAGATAACTGAACTACATTGGCAACGGGAGTTATGGCAATGCCAGTTGCCGCTCCTATCCTTATTCTCTCAGTAACATCACCCGAGCCATTAAGTCTTGTGAAACCAACTAAGTCAAAATCCCAGTTCCCCCCTGTTCCATTCGATTTAGCTGTTTTCCACTTGCTTCCGATGGTTGAGCTTGTTCCTGTATAGTTTCCGTAAAGCTCAAGCGTTCCCCCAACACCCAAGGCAGCAGAACTTGGATTTCTAACTCTTGTGGTATCTCCAAAATCAACAGTTCCAGCGTTAGAGCGAATTGCAAAGTTCGTCCCGCCAGAAGTTATAGACGCTATGTCCACCCCAACGGCGGTAGTTATTGTCCCTGCCGATTTGGTAATCCCGGCTATCATGAGCCCTCTGGCCGTAGCGGTTGTTCCTGCAGAATTGTGCAATACTGATACGTCTATGGCGTTTATTTGGGTGGCTGCACCACTTGTTAGGGTGCAGGAATAAGTAAGACCTAAAAGGTTCGAGATAGTGCCAGACCCAGAATAGACAGCCTGGCCAAAAACTCCCGCAATGTTGCCCGTAATATCGGCTGAACCTGTACCCTCGGCATAGGTAAACAGTCCACGATAAGAGGCGGAGGAGTTTGTTGCCGGTGAGGCAGTAATGGAGCTTCTTGTGGCGTTGGAGTTACCACTCGTAACGGTGGAAGTTCTTGCAATGTATAGTCGTTCTTCCGTTGTAGAAACGGCGCCAATACCAACCCCGACATTGGTCGTATCTACATTTAAAACGTTAGTAGTCCCGTCTGCTTTATTTATTTGAATAGCAGTAGTGGAATCGGCGTTGGGATAGAGTTTGGTAGTTCTAACCCCGGAGCTAAAATAAGGAGCGCCGAGGGATACGGTTTGAGCTGATGATTGGTCTAATTTTAAATACCTACCATCGAGCAGCCCAATATTTGTAGTTGTTGATTTCGTTCTCAGCATATATGCTAAACAGCTATATATCTAATGACCTGGCTGGCACTACCCGATATACAATAAATAAGATTAATATCCGACACGTCTAAACTAACCGACTCCCCCGCTAAAAGTTCAAAGCCTGAAGTTGTAACCCCACTTCCACCAATAAAAACGGATGCTGTGTTGGTAGAGAGGGCTTTTATAGTCACTGAATGAGTGACTTGTGAGGACGCAATTGTTTCGGCTGTACCCGTAGGAACTGTTTTGGTTCCTGCATAGACTACGGTTAGTGGTTGAGGGTCAACCTTCACGGGATTTGCACTATCACCCAACCCCACTGTCATATCAGAAGGATCAATCAAGACTACCTTCTTGGCGTTTAAACCATCACTGTGTTCGTTTATGTCGATACTTGGTTGTGTATTTGGCATTACAAAGCCCCCTGCTCCTTAAACAAACTACTGATCTGCCTATCTATTTCTATATATCTATAAATCCTCCTAGCTGTCTTCTCGCCTAAATTTGGAGAACCTAACTTATGTTGAATTTTGCTAATTTCAGCAAAGAGGTTGCCACGGTCTTTAATTCCCTTCTCCCTGGCCCAATTTAAAATCCCCGCTAAGTATTTATCTTCGCTCCAATCTGTGGCCTGGATATCAAAGTATTGCTTCAGCGGAACCAAATCCATCTCCTCGCCCGTTAGTCCTAGAGAGATGTTTTTGTCATCGCCCTGTAAGCTTGTGGTATCCTTAGCGACCTCTGGTTTTGTTAAACTGGTGGTGTTTTCAATCTTTGCCATACTTTTCCGCGTAGTGAGAGCAAATTCTTTCGAAATCACTCATCCCGCTGAGGATGTAACCGACTCCGCAATCTAGACACTGCATATCGTGGGTACCTTTAAGGATAAAGCGATGTCTACAATTAGACGCATCCTGCGTTGTTACAGGCTCACTTTTTTCGCTTTCCCCGCTTTCCACGTCGGGAAACGTGCTCGGGGAGTTCTGACATATTAAGTCCATAAACTCCTGCCCACCTCTCGGCAATCTTAGGATGTTGGGCGAACATCATTCTGGCTTGGGCTTTACTCTTAAACGGCATTCGTAACACCCCCTACGCTAAAACGACATCTTTTTCCTCTTCCAAAGCTTTTTCTTGTAAGAAGTCGGAATCCTTCCTCCAAGACAATATGGTCTGTAGGAATTCGGTATAGACTTCATCCCTAGCATAGGCCATCCTATACTCCTCTTCCCAACCCTCCTTGCTAGGCTTCGGGTAAGAGCCTAATCTTAGTTTCTCTATTTCCGGCAAGAGGTACTTGTTGTATAGCTCACCCTCCAGAAACTCTTTGGCTTTAAGACCTCTATCAACCCGTAATTTCTCTTGATCGGTTAGTTCCATTACACACCTCCTTGCGCACCTACATTACTTACATTCATCGGCATTGAGGATGTGGGGGGTTGGGGCGTTGTGGTCTGTTGTTGAGGTAACTTTTCGAAATATTTTTCGGGATCGTTCAGTTTAGCGGTGTTACCAATATCTTCCAACAAGTCCTTAAACTTCATCTGGTATCCCTCCGCAGCGAGGCTATCCCTGACCTTTAGAGCCGAGTCGAAAAACATTTGCCGGGCGGATACTTCGCTGGCGTCGTTCGGTACACTCATTGCTTGTATGTCCACCAAGAAGTTGTAATCACCTTGGATAGACTTTGGGTCAACTGAAAGAAAACCTGACTTACCATCCTTCTCCAACCGCAATTGGGGTACCGTCTCGTTTCCTTCTTTCATCGGATAAATCGGCACAGTGTGTTGGTCAAGCGCCCCCTGCGCCCTTAACATTTCGTAAGCAATCTCAAAGGGCTCCCGCCCGGTGTCCTTGGCAATCCCATTAACCGTCTCTTGATTCTCGCTTGCGAAGTCGGAAACAACCTTAGCTCCCTCACTAGAGAGAGTCCAGTTGTGCAGTCCTTCGTTGACTAAATACTCGAGGGCATCCTTACCCACAACCCGAACGAGTTTCGATCCCGTCATCATCTTTTGGTCCATTCTGAACCATGCGGAAACTTGCTTGGCGATCGCCTGGGAAAGAATAGCCTTGTTGGCATTATCCCTAGCAGTTCTAAGCATCGCTAAATCCTTAACTTCAGTGGCTGTCTTGTCAGTTACCGATTGAGCAATCTGCGAGACGTCTTGGGCGGTCTCGCCTACCCCTTCCATAATCAAAGACGTAGTCAAACCAAATGTCTCCACAAACTTTTGAGTTACCGAACTACTACGGGTTAGAGGCACAACGTCTGCGCCTGGTTTGTTCATTAACCATCGCGCCCCAGCCTTGTATTTCAAGGTGTCGAGTTGTACTTGGGTGGGGTTAACCATTATCGGGGTAAAAAGTTCGTCCTGCAACGCCTCAAGATACTGAGAAAGAAACGCCCAGTTTGTTTTAATGAGGGGCATCACGCTTTCCAGCTCCGGCTTACCAATGATGTCGTCGTCGGTCGGATAATACGTCAAAGCCACCACAGGGATAGTTCCAAGGTTATTATATGGGTTCTCTATAGACTTCAGGATAATTGCCTCCTTGCCCACCTTTCCTTGCATTGGGGTATAGGTGATCCATTTACCCTTAGTTTGGTTGTACTCCGTACAAACTTCAACTCGTCCATAGGCCTCTGAATTTTCGTTAAGTCCGACAACTCGCCTATCAACACTCTCATAATGAGTCGTCGAACTATCCTTTTCCTTAAGGTACTTGATAGCCTCTGGATCATAAATGGGACCGGTCTTGGCCATCTCGTTTATTTGCTCTAACTGAGAGATGGTTGGGTAGTACCTCAGAATTATGTAGTCGGACTCGTCTAAATTGCGAACACCCGGCTGAGTTAGGACGTTCTTGTTATCCCACGCCTCGAACCACGGTCCATCAAAAATGGTAGCCCCACTATCGCCGTAGACTCTACGCCACGACCAACGACCAAAAGACGTTCCGAACCTTCTCGCCCGACTGTCCATCATCCGCCAGCGCGAGAGCATTGTTGAGCCAGAACATAGATCTATCTCGTTCCATTGGTAAAGAATAAGCTCCGTGGCCACTCTTGCCCCTAATTCGGTTCCGTGCTTTGTCGGGATGAAACGGCCTTGAAGTCTATTACCAAGCAAACGATCGGTCTTGCGATCTATTATCGTCGCCCCCCTACCATCGGGAACCCTCGCCCCGAAAGGCCACTGGCTGGGGTTAATGTAATTTCTGTAAATTTTTTGGTAAGTGTCATACCCCCGTTCTTTGTGTGTAATTCGCTCTGTCAATTCCGCATCCGCATCGTCGTAATGCTTCATTACTTGGGTTGACTCCGAAACCGTAGTGGTCTTGTTCTTATCCTTCTTTTTTTCTTTTGCCATAAATACGAAAAAGCCGCCCTCAACACTAATTGTGTTAGGCGGCTAGGTTTTTCCTATGCCACTTATATAAGTTTCTTAATTATATCACTACGTGCTATTTCTTTTCAAGATTCCGTCGCCTGCTGCCCAGGCATTAAAACATTATCTCTTTTTGGTAGATAATCCGCTACAAGCCGTATTCTGCCGATCTCGTGATTCTTTACCTCAATAATCACCGCACCATAACCATCATCAAGCTTCCTGACAAGCTTCATCTTGTGGAAAACGTCAATTGCGTATTTTAGGTCCACGTCGTTTGCTTTTATGCACGTGTAAAGATAAAAGAAGCCGGGCGAGAGCTCTTCTAGAACCCGTTCAAACTGCCTTTCATTCCCCTTAGTTATTTGATCATATTCCGATTGTGGCGTCTGATTCACTGATTTCATAAGACTTACCAACATATTGGGCAAACGGTCCTTGCCCGCCGTGGCTGGAGATATAGCTCACCGCAAAGTACCTAAGAGCGTCCATAGCGTGGTCATTGGCCTTCTCCGGTTGCTCCGGTGCATTTAAGTCTTGGGCTTGACTGACACTCTTTTCCTTCCACCGGTAGGTTTCGAATTCTCTGATCGCAGAAACACAATTTGAAAAGACGAACAGTCGGGGCATTCCCTTGTCCAAATGTTGGCTTTGCTGACGTGCCGGCACTCCTGGCACCGTATGACCTGGTTGAACTCGCAACTTTTCTGCAACCTTCTCAATACCGAATCTGACCCACCCCTCGAAGGACTGTCCTGTTTCCTTGGTAGCGGGGGTGATGTAGACTCCCCTTTGGGCGAACTCGTTGATCCATTGAGCCCCGCTTGGATCTCCATAAGTAGCCTGTACACCCCTTCCACCTGACTTAGAGTTAATGACTCCAGCGTGATAGTCGATGGTCTCCCCTGTAGCGTAATGCTCATCGTAAACAAACCAGTTTTCGTCTCCGTCAACGCTAATCCATAGACAGCAGGTCGGGTTAGTCGAGCCGAAGTCAACCCCCCGATATGTTTGCCAAGAGTCTGGGATGTCAAAAGGCTCGACGACGTGGACCTCTCTCTTGAAGTCCTTGTAAATAAGGCCCGTATATTTTCTAAAGTCTGCCAGATATTCTTGGGCAAAGGTGTCTTCTGTAAGTTCTCTTTTAGCATTGTCTATTTCTCCTTTTAGAATGAACGGATTGTCGTAACTCGTAAATCTCCAGGACTTGTAATTATTATTCTCTTTTTGCCCTTCTGAGAATAGCTCATAGAAATGGTTATATCCCTTGGGAGTTGAAATAAAAAGGGCCGAAGCTTCATAGTCAGTAAGTGTCGGCCTAAGGACTTCGCTCCATAGCCAATCCCAATTGCGTATTGAAGCGATCTCGTCAATAACCAGACCCCGCAGTTTAACACCACGTAGAGCATCTGGGTTCTCAGCCCCCTTAAGTTCAATAACACTTCCGTTTTTAAGTGTGATAGATAATTCAACTTCATTTTTCTTAGTAATTAAACCCTGCGGCAAGTAGTGCTGTATCCCCTGCCAATGGATCATCTTAGCTTGTTTGTAACTGGGACAAACCAGCCAATAAATTCCAACCTCTCTATTAGCCCAATGAATCAGTGTTAGTTGTGCTAGAACAGACTTTCCCGACCGCCGCCCAGCACAGACTACTCTGAATCGGTGTGTATCTTCGAATACTTGTGTTTGCCATTTACTTAGTTTCACTTCCATCTTTAACGATAACTAGCCCCTCGAGTCTCTCACCACCTGTAGTTACATCAGTTGCCTGAGCTGGTAGGCCGTCAATATACCCCCAAATAGTTCTAATCGCCGCTAGATCACCCTCTAGGGCCATCTGGAGTATCCTCTGTCCTAATGCCCGTTTAATTTCAGGCTTCTCATCCATCATGGCTTGTATGGTTTCGGTGATAGAATGGCCTTTAGGTGGCCTACCATTCCTATTTATATTTTCGGGGTGAAGTTGAAACCCCGTTAGCTTCTTCTCGTTGTTATCTGGTTGTTTTATAACTTCGGTGTTATTGTCTTCCATTCGTCCTCCTTACCTATAAACTTGGCGTATCTACGCCTTATTACGTCACAATACTTCTCGTCCAGTTCCATCATATAACATATACGGTTGGTTTGTTCGCAGGCGATAAGAGTAGAACCAGAGCCACCACAAAAATCTATAATTGTATCGCTATTCTTACTACTAAGCTCAATCAACCTTCCAAATAACTCGGTAGGCTTTTGTGTTGGATGTACAGAAGATACCCCACCAGTATCCTCTTTTCCTCTCCTTGCAAAGGAGTGTACAGTAGCATAGTTTAGTACAGCCCGAGTGAAGGCATCTCCCGTCCAGTATGGCTCCTTGTTAAAAAAGTAATAACACAACTCGTAATCGGCACAGAATTTAGAGTTTCCCTTTTTGTAGGGATAAAGGTCCTTACTCCACACCAAAAGTTCCTTATACTTAACCCTTCCGATCGCTTCCCAGATAATTTCAAGCCTTGATTGATCAAACCACCAATAGTTCGCAGCGTCCTCCTTAGAGTATCTTTTTCCCATATTTACTAGTTGCCTATAAAAATTTCTATATTCTTCATCTGTGAATCCATCTTTATAGTTTCCGCTTGGGTGGTCTTCGTATTTATAATTTATTCCGTATGGGGGGTCGCACAAAACCATATCCGCTTTTTTACCGCCCATCAACTTCTCTACGTCCTCTCTTTTTGTACTATCGCCGCACATCAACCTATGTCTTCCGAGTTGATAAACATCGCCCAACTTCGATACCGACGGGGTATCGTCTACCTCCGGCACGTCGTCCTCGACTACCGGTGAGAATTGATCCAATAGTGTTTGTAAGTCAGTAGTCTTGCCTAAATCTACGCTATATTTACCTAAATCTATTTCGTCTTTATATTGGCTTATAAGCTCAGCTAATTTGTCATCCTCATAATAACCAACCCTATCATTATCACTAAGCGCGTACTCTAGTTTCTCCGCCTCGGTTTTAGGTTCAACCACAGATACCCACACATCGCTGATACCTAAATCCCTATAGGCTCTAAGTCTCATATTTCCCCCTAGGACCTCCCCATCGGGTGTAATAAGTAATGGCTTATATTGGCCTAGCTTTTTAATTTGGTCTTTAAGCCGCCCGAAGTCTTTATCCTTAATACCTCTGGGGTTTTTAGTCCAGTTTCTAAGTTCGGTTATCGGGCGTATTTGTTTAAGCGTTAAATCCTTCTCGGTCATAAATTTAAACTATTATACCTACCCATTCTTAAGTTTACCTACCCAAACCTACTCAGTTAAGTCCTCATGGGTCAGAACCGATATATTTAAGTTCGTTCAGTTTCATAAATATTTCCTAGAGCCGCCGCCAACAAAGACATCACCTTATCAATCGTTTCGGCAGTTTTTTTACCTTGGCTTTTCTGTGCGTCTTCTGGAGAAAGTGAACCCATAAATAGGGCCGCTTCGTCCGCTACCATCCCCACACCGTACTCAAAGATAATTCGTCTAATTTCATCCTCACTATCTCTCATTATTTTATTCTTGGCCCGTTCAAAATTAGTCATAATTATTTAATTAATTACCCTCCTTTTCTAAGGACTTTTTAATATCTTCAATATCACTTACTTCAACATAGGGAAATTGCCTATTCGATACACCCCAAATAGGTGGGGAGGTATATCTCTTCTTCCACAAAACTTTTTGGAAAACTTCCTCCCTTGCTCGCTTGGTTTGCTCAATTACATAATCCGCCGCCCGTTCAAGGCTACTTCTGCTATCCATATCGGGAGACACTACATCCAAATCTTCAGGCCAACGTAATGCTTCTTTCAACTCTTCAATTATTTTTTCTTTGGTGTTTTTCATAATCTACTCACTAAAAACCACACTAATACAAAATAAAACACTCCCGTAAGTAGGTAACCTAAAATAATTCCGTTTCTAAAAGGTTTGTTCATTGTTTTATGCGTTCCAAAAACCACATCAAAACTCTGTAAAATAACCAAATTAAACCTGTTGTCAGTACGCTGTAATAAAGCCAGTTAATTAGTAGTTCCATAAGTTCTTAGTGGGGACGGCAAGGACTTGACTATCACATTCACATACCTTATTGAGGCTCGACGTCAGTGCATATAGCAATTGTCACCTTGCTGGTTTTATGGTTCAAACCTCTGGCTAGTGAGATTCTCAAAAGACTCTCAACTTACGATAATATCGGCGGTATCCTCGCTCTTATTGCTATCCTTTCAGAAGTGGATAAATCCACGTTTCACTCGGAGTTTAAAGATTACGTTGCCAACGTCCCGCCTAAGCGTTTCTAACCTATTCGCCACGTCCCCATTAAAAATTCAAAGTACAGAGGCGAATCGGTTTGACCCGCCTCTTTTATTTCACTTCTTCTCTGACAGCCAGATGTTCGCCGTTTGGGTCTTACCAAAGTTCTTGTGAACCAGGAAAAACCCTTGCTTGGGAGGTTCAAAACCTATCCCAATCCTAATCCCGTATGGCGAAAAACCAATCAGAGAGCCATTAGTCACCAGGTTGGCTTTGTCTAGCCCTTGCTGATGCCAGTGACCAAAGACATCAAAGTCGGCTTTGCGGTTCCTGTCCCACTGCAGGGCCGCACGCCGGGCCGGAATATCCACACCGCCGACACCGCCCATGTACTTGAATCCATGTCCGTGGTGCAACCTGAAAGTCCAGTCATAGACTTGCAGGTAGGTGTGATACCCTTGGGCAATCATGAATTGCACCCTCGAATTGCCATGGAAGTGCGTTTCCAGAGCTTGATACAGTGCAAACTCCAGCGAGTTTCCGACCTCGGTGGAGGCGTGAACCTTGTCCGTAATTCGACTATGGTTACCAACGTGGCAAGGTATCACCAACTTGGCTTCGGTGTTATCAAGCAGGAACTTAATTCCACCCAGTAACCTTTCCTGTACCCAGATAATCGCTGCCACCGGCTGCAGCCGGGCCGTCTCCAAGTTCTCCTCTCGGAGATTGCCGGAAATGAAATCTCCCAGAAGGGCCAGAACAACCGTCGTAATTTCCGTGTCCTTGGCGTAAAGCTGAATCAGCCGCAGGGCGTTCTGGAAATAGAGTTGAATCCTCCGCTCCGCTACCGTTAGGGTAAACTCGTTTAGTCCGTTCACCCATTCCGCTTTGACCCGTTCCTCAACGTGCCAGTCGGAGGCCAGAACAAAAGCTGTAGCTTCCGACTTTCCCACCGACAAACGCGGCTTAATGACATACTCTTGGGGGGTCTCCGTCAACTTCAGGAGGGCGGCGACCTGTTCCTCAAGAGTTACAATTCTTTCCAGGGCAGTCTTGTAACGCCGTTTGGCTCCAAGACGTTCAGACTTCGCCTTGGTTCGCTCCAACTCTAGGAGCAACTCAAGATTCGGGTCTTTTTTCATTTCTGTCCTCCTTCATGTTTCGGGTTAGCCAAATGCTGATACCCGTACCAACACTAGCTCCTAGGCTATAGAAAATAGCCATCTCTCCCCGACTGACGGACTCAATGAACGCATAGAAAACCCAGAATCCTGTCAACTCTTCAACGAAGATGAGGAAGACAGAAGTCCAGAGCTTTCCTTTTGCGATCATCCTCGTTGACAAAACGGCAATGACGAACTCCACCACCGCTACAAAAAAGAATAGGACAGCTGTTTCCATACTCACCCCCTCGTTTTTTTGTGTGCCGCTCTTCTCCTTTCTCTCCTAGACCGCTTTCTTCTTAGCCGAAGCTTTTGTCGGCGAAGATAGTCTTGTGGTGTTTTCACATTTGACTCCTTGTTTCTTGAGCCATTTGTAAATCATTGGGTATTGCGAAACATATTTTTCAAATTCTTTTTTTGTGCCTAAAAATTCAGCAAAGAGTAGTTTCATAAACTCGCGGCTCTCTTTTTCAGCCTTTCGTATGTCTCTTCCCAGTCGAAATAAGTTTCCTGTTGAGCAACTTTGGCTCGAAGGTACGGCAACGTCTTTGGGTACCTTTCGTCAAACCAATCTATAAACTGCATCGGTTCTCTGTGGGCCCAGAAAATGTGACATCTAACACATAAACTGACAGCGTTTCGTTCGTCGTACCTCAAACCTAGGTGTGTTCGTGAGCAAACATGAGCACACTGCAAAACCACGCCTCTTCTGGAACAATGTTCGCAGTAGCCAATAGAACGGATAATTTTAGAAAAAAGATCGTCGCAAACTTTTCTATATTTTTTAGCCGACCACTTTCTCATAGCATCTAAGACAAACCTTTAGTGCGGTTTCCTCGTCCCTACGTACCTTCCTAGACTCGCTTTCGCGTACTACCGCCCCACACTTCTGGCAGTAGATCGTACCCTCCGGCGATAGATAAGAGGTTGAACTTCTAGTTATGTCCCTTAACGAAATACTACGGATCATAGACTTGTTGCCCCCATAAACTTTTTCAGTTCGTTAGACCCCGTTGTGTGTCTTAACTTTCTCAAAGCCTTAGCTTCTATCTGCCGTATTCGCTCCCTCGTAACTCCAAACATTTCTCCAACTTCCTTTAGACCTCTTCCTCCCGTACCATTAAACCCGAACCTTTCCTCCAAAACTCGGCGTTCCCGTGGCTTTAGTGTTTCCATGGCTTTCGCTAACCCTTTGTGCAAGAGGTTTGTTTCTATTTCGGCGTCCATTGACTCCTGACTACCCGCGGACTCTGGTAATAACTTCATTTCTGGATGGTCAAGCATTCTCTCCGTAACTAAATGTTCTGTCACAACAGTTGTCTTTTTGCCCCTCATTTCCTTGAGCCAACCAGGAAACATCTCTTGTACGGATATATCAAAGAACTCCGCTAGTTTCTCGGCAACTGCTGGCCTAGGATAGGTTCTAAATGTTTCCAAACCGCATATTGTCTCCTTACTTATTCCGAGTGCGTTGGCTAATTTATTCTGTGACAGCCCAAGGGTTTCGCGCCGCTTTCTTAACTCGTTATTGAACAGTTGATGTTTTACTCCCAAACTAAACTCTTTCATAATTTTCTCTAGTTAAGTCCTCATGGGTCGGTACGTTCGGGAGTGCTATAGTCAAAGTCAAATCCTAGTGTCACCACTATAGTTGCTTTTCGTGAATGCATCTCCCCATACCGACCAATCAAGACTCAACTATGTCTTTAATTACTTACCCTCCTTTTCTAAGGACTTTTTATACTGTTCCATAAAGATCTCGTGCGTTAGTCCTAAAGCGGTACATAGAAAATTACTAACCTTATTAGCCTCATTCTCCCTTGCTCGCTTGGTTTCTGAGACGAGGAGAGTACGGATGAAGCCTTTAACCTCATCCTCGCAGGGAGCTAAACCATCTGTAGTGTAGTAGCGAAGGTTAGGAAATTCCTTGTCAAATCGCCTTTCCCAGCCCTCCTTAATGTTTTTCATAAGTATTTAATGTAGTACTTTTGTGTGTAGGCCACCCACGGACTCCAACCTCGCCTTGTCCACATTTCATGCGCTTTGGTCAGGTTTGCGTTCCAGTCTAAATATTCTTCTGGACATATCTGTCCCGTGTGGTTCAACATAGCCACTCCGCAGTCAACGCTCCACGCCTTATCTCTATCACCACTGCGGCACCAGGTAGACTTGCCGCCATATATACAGTTGTACCCAACGGCTTGTGGCCTAAGTCCTGACTCAGCTTTAAAGACGGCTTTAGCAACAGCCGCCTCATCTCTCCACAACTGCTCAATCCTGTCCTCAATCTTTTGGGCGACTGTTCTCCTATCGATAAACTTGCCTATAGGAGATATAAACTCCCTGCAAACTTTTACCCCACCAACGCACTCGTTTTTTCCCACTTCGTAGCCCAGAAAATAGATGACCGCCGAATAAGCCATCAGGATAAGGAAAATTCCCACACCTAAACCAACGGCTATTTTCAGCGTTCCGAATCTATCTGTTTGCAGGTTTTTAGCCAGTTTTAATCTCATAATTTCCCGTTAAAGACGGCGGTGTATTCCTTACCTGGCGCTCGTACTGTATCTTCTGTTTCTACCTTCGCCGCCGTTTTTTTACCCATATTCTTCGCTCTCTCTATCTTTTCCTCTAAAGAGGTCCGTGACTTAACCCCCCTTTCCACCCAATACGTGTCCTGACATCCCGTTGAACAAAAGGCACTATCCCGACCCTGTGGAATTTCACCGCCGCATTGTCCGCACCCGCCTTTAATTTCGAGGCTAAGAATCTCAAGAAGCCCGTCCTTGCTAATTCCAAACGCCTTCATAAATCTCTTATTAGTACTTACAAGGTAAGTTACTGACTTGTCCCAGTCCGGGGTCTTTGTTTCTACATCCATAGGTTTGGCTCACCACTGAGCCGTTAATAGGAGCGAACTCTCTGGTAAGAGTTAGTATCAACGGCGTTTTCGTTTTCTCTCGTGCCGTTTAAGCTCGCTACCTGTATCTAACGGACGTGTCCGCCGTTAAACCTCTACCCATAGCGCTTGGGGTTTAAGTAAGGGCTTGGCCCGCCCCTCACCGGCTGCTATCCACACCATTTAGATTTCAGAGCTTTCTGTATGCTCCGAGGACTGTGGGCCTACAGCTAGGCTAGGTATCCTTCGGGTATTCCCGATTCGTGAGGTGGGACGTGGCCTTGCGAGTCACACCCCACAAACCGGACGCAAGGCTATATCAAAGTGCTAACGAGTTTTTCCACGTAAACATTACGTGCCTCATCAAATACCATTTCTGTTTTTTGTTTTTGTTTGTCGGTGGGAATAGGAGAGTTTAGAAAGTATCTTTTAGTACGAGAGTTGGCGGCCTTTTCCCATTCGCCCGAAATTGAGTAACCCGCCTTTTTTAGGTCGAGGATTCGGCGTGGTGAGTAGTTAGTACCGATAGCCTTAGCCAATTCGTATGAAGTTAAACCGCGACTTCCAGCTTCTTTTAGCGCCTCGTACGCTCTTTTTGTATGTGTTTCTGTGTCTGTCATAAGGACTAGGGGCTCTTTAGGCAGAGTCCTCAAACTCCTTATCCCTCTACCAGCCTGCCCAACTGATAGAGGCGTAAGGAGCTTCAAATCGCTAGGGACAGCTTCTATCCAGTTACTATCCCCAGCAATTTAATTTGGAATCTTGCGTTCGTTTAAGAGTTTGTTAGGCCTCTCGTCAGCTTTCGCATTACGAGAAGCCGCGAAAGCCTTAAAACTTAATCCAGTTACCATCCCCAAAGCAGTATTCCCCCGCCTCGTTTTTGTGGTAGAACTTGCCGCTTTTACCCCTTATCATCGGGTTATTGTGTGGTGTACAGGTCTTGGTTTCTATGTTTGCGGGTGCGACCACTGTCCTAACTGGTGTAGCCGCGGCTTTAACCACTTCGTCGGCCGAAGCTATTCCTTCCACAATTCCGTAACCAGCAAACCCCAAAGCCCTACCAACCGCGCTTGTTTCAGCCACCTCGTAAGGGTTCTGCTTCTCAATTAACTTCGCGGGGTTGGCCGCCGAGTGTCCCACAAATGTCCCTTTAGGGGTTGTTACTGTGGCCTTAACAACGACTAGCTCAGGGATGGACACAATTTCCGTGATTATCGAAACCGTCTTTAACTCGTCGTGCGCCATCCTTACCCTCTCGGAAACAGGCATATATTCTTTGCCGTGAATGTTAACTGTTTTTGCTTCAACCATAGTTAGAACGTGATTGGACAAACTTCGATCTTGTTAAAACTGCTCCAGACTTTCTTTGCGAGCTGTTCAGCCTTGCGCGCCCTAGCCTGTTCGTAAGCATCCGCGGTAATGAGTCCGCGCAGTCCAGCAGATTCAATCTCATCCCAGGTTATTTTGTCTTCCAATAAGTCCCAGGTTAAAAATCTTGTCCATTCCATCAAGTACTCACCTCCCTACTACAACTAAAACACGTGTCAAATAACGGATCGTGATAATTAGTTCCGCATTTCCTACACCTGGCCATACCGGGTACTTTTCCCTCCTCGATACAACGGGAACACCCTTTCTTAGCCGGGGCGTGTTTATACCAACCATTGCAATACTTGCAACTGACGTAGTTTGACGGGTATCTCATATGTGAACTGCGGGCTTAAACCCGCTCTGCTTCGGTACATGGGCATAAGCCACAACTTTGCCCATACTTTTCACGGGGATAGCTCTTAGGTTCCGATGCACTTTGTGATACTCCCTAAGCGACCTGCTTATCTTTTTGTTTTTTAAAAACCTCTGAAAGAAGTTCATAAATTTATTAGCCCCTCGTATTCTTCGGGCTTCCTGTTAATGCGTCGGATAATCTGTCTGATGCGTTCGTGCGATCTGCCGTATTTAGCGGCGACATCTCGAAGGGTTAGTGTAGGATTGCTTTTTGAGTAGTTGTAAACGCGGGCATGGAACTCGACTTGTGGAGGGTATGTGTATTTGACTTTCGGTTTGTTCCGGGTTATAACGTTGTTAGACATACAAAAAAGGCCTGCTCTCGCAGGTCTTTTTGCATATCTAAGTAGTTTTAACCCCTACTTAATATCAACTTTCTAATAATCGTTGCCGGGATTATTAGAAGGTTTAATTGACCTGAGAAAGCGCGGTAAATCAACAAAATAAGGTACGAATACATTATAAGCATAAAGGCTGACGAATGTCAATAGTCTTTATGGAACGCTTATTTACGTGGTGTGTTGGGTGGAGGTTATTGGGTGGGGGGTAGGCGTGTGAGTGAGTTTGAATTAGTTAAAGACAGCTTTAAGGCTTTCCTAATAAAACGGGGTCTCCGCGCGTCTACCGTTTACCGCCACTTAATCCAACTAAGATGTCTCTTTAAACACTCCGACTTCTCAAAAGAGGAAATACAAAAATATCTCGACAGCTTAATCCTTGTTGGTCGGCGTAACTCCTATATCAATGTCTACGTTGACACCATCCGTGTCTTTGGACAGCTCAAAAACATTGAGGAGTTTAAGACGTGGCCGTACTTGAGAGAACATCCCACTATCAAATCTACCCTGTCGGATGGTGAGATTGAGGCGCTTCTTAATCTTCCCCCCGTAACTATTACCCGTCCTGATCGTTGGGGCCACACTATCACTTATAGCTTAGGTGCTAGGAACTACGAAAGGTGGACGCTCTTTTTTTCCATCCTTGCTTTTACAGGTATGAGACCGGGGGAGGTGGCTCACCTAACTATCTCAGATGTAGACTTTGGGCAGGGGGTTTTTGTTATCCGGCCCGAAATCTGCAAAACAAACACTTTAAGGTATGTTCCTATCCCACCCAACCTAGCCGAAAAACTGAAAGCCTACGTTTCGGCCCTAAAGACTAACAACTTGTTTCAGTCCTCCACCAAGGAAGCAGTATTCGATAACGTAGACTGGCACTATAACTTCCAGCAAAGAATAAAGAGGTTAGGTATCAAACGCCCACACCTTACTTGTTACTCCCTACGCCATTCATTTATCACCCGTTGTCTTGAGGAAGACATCAACATTCACAAGATCGCCAAGATCGCTGGACACGACATCTCCATGACCGCTAAGTACGAACACCTGGTTACTAAAGACCTGAAGGAGGCCATTAAAAAACTGCCGCTTATTAGAAGATCAACCTGTCCTCTGGAAATCTTACAAGCACTCATCAGTACCATTAAATCCTTTGCGCTGCAAGCCGATAAACGCTTTGAGTACCGGTTTTTGGAGGAGGATGGTCATATCAATCTGGACATTAAAACCAAGTTGACAAATGTGGCCTCTAGATAGAAGATTAGTTAACAACTTATCCGTCATAAAACGCAGAATGTAGATATAAACCGATTTTTAGATTGGTCGTGACGGACGGCCATCTACAGCCTTGCTGTACGGCCAATCTACAAGTCGGTTTTCTGTTCTTTAATAATCTACTGCCCGAATAAGACACAACAGCCGAGTTTAAGAGTTAATATTTTGCAGACATAAGAAAACCCCGCTAAGTGCGGGGTATTTTTGTGCTCTTGAGGGGGCTAATGAACTGGGCGCCGTTAGCTCAATAGGACTGAGCATTCCCCTGCTAAGGGAAGGATTAGGAGTTCGAATCTCCTACGGCGCGCCACCTTCACTAGCCTCCTTGAGAGCACAACTAGAAAAAGTATACAAACCTTTACAACAGTGTGCAACATTGTCAAATTTGACATTTATAGAAATTCCTCTATATAATGTAAGGGTACACGGGGAGATTGTCGCATTCGCAGTGCAGTAGTATAGCTCCCCGTCTTTTTATTTCCCCGCTACAAATTTCCTGACAAAATTAACAAGTAACGCAAATGCCGGAACGACTAAGGGAGTGTAAACTCCAAAGTCAACTTTTGCCACAGCTTCGGTTAAGTATGTAAGCCCTGCACCAAGCATTGTAATTACGAGTCCTCTGAAAAGACTTGATAAGTCCTCTTTGTTAAGCGTGAACCTCTTGCTTTCGGCCATATAGATCACCCCCTAATAGAGTTTATAACCTTTGCTATTCCCAGTTTAATTAGTTTCCAGCCGTTATATTGGCTTAAACCGTCTTCATTGAGGTTCTGGATGGTCTCGTGAAGCTCAATTATTGTCCTCCTATCGTTGTTTGCCTGAGCCTGTAAGTTATCTACCTCCGCTTTGGTACTCGCTAGAGTGGCCTCTACGTTCGCTAGAATGAGCGTACACGAATTTTTATCCTGGAGGGCGGTAGATACTACCTTCTCGGCATCCTTGCGTGTCGTTTCAATGGCGTTTTGTAGTTCGGTGTTAGAAGCCGTCAACTCACCTACCGACTTATTAAGATCGGCGATAATGTCATATCTAAGCCCTAAGTCCTTAATTAGCTCCCCGACTGTTTTGGTGTGGTCTATTGGTTTATTCTGAACGCCTAACTGTACCCACTCGTTTGGTTGTAGTTTGTAGTTCAATGGGTTCATAGAACCACCGCCTTTCGGACGCAAAAAACCCAATACGTTAGTCCCCGTATGGTATTGAATATGAGGCAGAGAACCAACGGGATAGTTCTGATCAAAGGAGTTAAACGAGTCTTTAGTGCCATTAACGAAAATGGCGATATGGCCGTAGGTTCCTCCACCCCAAACAACAACATCTCCCTCCTCAGGTTCTTGTGACTGTATAAATGTATCTTGGTTGTAGTTCTTCCAAACCTCCTTTGCCCCCGCGGCGGGTGGTGATTGGATGCCATTCAGTACCTCCTTAACATACATCCTATATAAGTCCACGCATTGGTTGCCAAAACTACCATCGAAGTCGCACGGCTTGTTAGTCCACCTTTTTACAAAGTCCTGCAAGGACATAAGTGTTTATACTCTAATTTTCAAAACGGCGGTGGCGTAGGCAATAAGCCCGACCACAAAAGAGGTTAGTATAATTCCGGCAAACGTGTAGACAATAGTCTTAACGGGGTTAAACTCGCCACGGGTAACATAACCCTCCATGACAGCCTTTAGAGTTTCCTTAATTTCCGAGATATCCTTTTTGATCCACGAAACATCGTTGGCTATTTCGGCTATTTTAGCGGCGTTTGAGTTTTCCATAACTTGCACCTTTTCGGTACGGCTCTTTTTGGGCATTGTCTTTTTAAGAGTTTCACGTTTTGCTCGTAAACACTACGGATAACCCTTTTTAGCTCGTTGTTCTCTTTAACAACGCTTTCAATTGTCTCGTTAATTTTATTAATGCGAGTTTCAATGTCTCCAAACTTTTTGATAATTTCTTCATAGTTCATTGTCAATTAGATCTCGTAAGTTATGTTGGCCGAAAAACTCTGAAATTGCTGATCGTTCGCAATTGTTGCACCGGTGGCCGTTAGGAAGTAGAGGTTAGCGATACCCGAAATATGCTTAATAGTTAGCAGCCATTCCGAAGTTCCAGCTGTGGCATTGCCGACGCCAATTATAGTTTGTTCGGTTGTGTTAGTTGGGGCTGGGAAGCCATTAACGGTGGTATAGAAGTAGTAGTCCGTCGTCACCTTATAGCCGCCCCCACGCAAGTGAATTCTTACTGTCCGTCCGTCAATGTTAATTCTCGTTTCGGAGATGGTTGGTTGCCCTCCAGACCCATTGTCAATTCCCCCCGCCCCGGAAACATTAAAAGTCGGGGCCGCCAGAGCAAACCACCCGGGCCAACCCTGCGGGTTAGTTACATAGGAGTGGTTGTTAGCCGAAATAGCGGCATTGGCAATTGTATAACTTGTATTGACTAAAATTGTCACCGTTGTGTTGGGCGCCCCGTAGGAACTGGAAAGTACCACGGCGTACTTAACCGTTGTTTGGGTAAACTTTAATTTTGTACCGACTGTATACTTGGCTGTTTGGTCGCCTGAAACCGTGAAAGTAGATGCGGAGGCGTAGGTCCAGGTCTCAGCAGTATCGTCTATCCATCCCGTTGTAGGTATACCCGTAGCAACTTGCCACGACGGAGCTACCCCCGCCCCGTTAGCAGTTAAAACGTATCCAGAAGTGGAGGCGGCTAGTCTTGTTAGAACATTGGAGGCGGCGGTGTAGTAGATATCACCCACAGCATCCGAACCTAGAACTATCTTCGTCCCCGTGCCTAGTGTTTTATTCGTTAGACTTTGGGCCGTAGCTAAGTCCACAACTTTCGTGGTATCGTGTACTCCCGCCGCGGAGTGCTCCGCTACGAACCCATCCCTGGATTTGCCGTAGTAGTATTGACCGGTTACCCAAACTTCAAAATATATCGTTCCCGTGTGTGCTTGCGCCCCATTATATGATCCAGTCAAGCCCCGATCTCCTGTATCGGACAAATTAACAATACCGCCCGCAACACTCGTCCAGTGAACAAATTCCACGGTGGTGGCATCAACGGCCCCATTCGCATCCTTCTGGAATAAAACCCCCACCCCTTCTTGGGGTAAACCAGAAACAGAGTTGGGCGTAAATGATAGAGCCACCGCAGAGAGGGAGGTCTCGGTTATCGTTTGCGAGTAGTTATCTGGCGGCGCAGCCAGCCACGAATTTATTGTACTCATAAAAAAACCGCCCTAGACAACATGTCTTCAGCGGTTAAACGGGGCTTGTCCCCTAAATAACTATTTAACTAAAATCAGTATACCACTTTACGGGTATTCTTCAAGTCCTTAGAAAACAAGTCTCGCAAAGTTATCTTTTTCTTTTTAGTCGCTCTTTTAGAGCCCAGCGCAGTCTTACCAAACTTAAGTTTTAATGTTGTTTTAGGCAGGGCAACCTTCCCCAAAGTTAGCTTCTTAAACTTTTTCTTTTTGTACTTATTTTTCAACTTAGTTAACTCTTCAAGAGCTTTATTGGCCTCTTCGGCAGTCATTTTATCCGCCTGGTAAAGCGCGTAGATATCGTTAGCCTTTTTGGTTATCTCACCATTAAATTCAGAAATAGATTTTTTGTCCAATTCGGTGTTGCCCGTTAGTTTTGGTGGGGTGGGTTGAAAGTCCAAATCTATCGTCTTTATGTTTTCTCCGTCCTGAATATAGACTTTATTGTCTTTTTCCAATGACTTCTGTCCCGAAGCCTTTAGTTCTTCTTTGGACTTGTTGTCGGCGGCGCCCCTCGCCCTTCCAGCCGTAACTTCGTTGTAGACAGCTTGCTTGTCTGGAGACGCCAATAGAACTTTTGACTGCAATTCACCAAGTGGTGCAGTGCCCTCCCTGAAATAGGTACGTGCTTCTGGTGTGCTATACTGTCCGGCTATGACCGTCCTTATTCTATTCTCGGCCGTTTGGGGAATAACATAACGAACCCTACCACTCTCACTAGTTGACGCCCCCTTATCAAAGGCACTAATACCCTCTAGCGTTTTCTTTAGCTGTCCACCACCTGTAGGCGGTAACAAATGAAATAGTGGTTTAGAAAACTCCCTCTTCATAGTGGACTCTCCCTTAATTAAAGCCGGCAGGTCGGGAACAGCGGCCCCTAGAGGAATACGCCCACCTGTTAAAGTAGATGTGAATGGTAATTGCTCACCCACGTTCTTGACTAAATTCTTAGTCGCTTGACCTTCCTTTAGGTCTGGGTTTGTGTAGTCCTCATAGCCTCTTTGGGCAACGGCTATCGGGTCAAAGGCTGGCCGCCTACCAAAAGCCCTTTCGTAAAGGTTGTTAAATAAATAGGAGTAAAGAAACACCTGTCCGAGCGCAGAAGCTGCCGCAGGAATGTTGTAGTTTCTCGGAATATCCTTAAACATGAAGGAAAGTTGGTTGTTGACTTCCAATTGGAATTGCGTAATAAAGCCTAACATCTGCGAATTAAATAGGGTCGGCATTGAACCTAGCGACCTCCCGCTAATAATTCGCTCCGCCCAGTCGTCAGCCCTCTTCATTGCCTGGACCGGAGAAAGTCCCTGTTTGATACCCTCATAGTATTTACCACGAACGATCGTACCAGAAGTAAAATTATCCACAGCTTTCATAAGCCACGCCCCACCTCTACCAATCTTATTCC